GGGCAGGAACTGGTGCGCGCCGGGCAGGTGGAACTTGATGACCTGCGGGCTGTTCGCATAAGCGATCATGCGGGTCGTGCCGCCCGTGCCAGCCGTTTCGAGCGCACGGCTCTTGAGGATGGTCAGACCCTCGCCAGCCACGTTGTTCGCGAGCAGGAACGAGAGGATCGTCGCGTCGCTGCCGCTGCTGAGCTGCTTCGTCGCGATATAGTTGTAGGCCGACGTCGGCAGGACCAGCGTATCGGCTACCATCGTCTCGCCCGTGCCGGTTTCGACAGCGGTCAGGGCGGCGTTGATGTCGCGCAGGATCAGGTCCGGCGTCTTGTTCGCCCACAGACGCGACGGGCCGGTGCCATCGTTCGCCACCTGAGCCGACGGCGCCGAGCCGTTGTTGGTGAAACCCGTCCATCCCTTTTCCGCGACCCCGCCCGGCGTCTTGCCGGTCATGGCGATGCCGTAGATGAAACGGTCCGCGGCGAGCTTTGCGGCCATGGCCTTGTCGCTCGACAGCGAGCGGCCGAGCTTGGCGGCGCGCTGCAGTTCCTGGGTGTTCCATTCATAGCCGATCGCGGCCATGTGGTAGGGCTTGGTCGCCTGCGCCATCTTCGCGCTGGCATAGGGCATGTCGAACGCCCCGCCGGCCATGAACTGCGCTTCGCCGACCTGATCCATCGAATAGACCAGCGTGCCGACGTCCCACATATCGCCCGACATATCGACCGTCATGAAGCGCGAAATGTCGAAGCTGGGATACTTCGTCATGTAGACTTCGGTTTCGATGCGATAGAGCTGCGGCGTCAGGAAGGCATAGCCGACCTGCGCGTCGCTGAAAAAGGCGTCTGCCTTGTCCTCGAACGTCTTGGCGAGGCGGGCATTGTCAGCAGCCCACAGCGCGATGACATGCTTCTTGAGGCCCGCGTCTGCGGCCATGAAGGCGACAGGATCGGTGATGTGACCCGAAGCGCTGTCGAAGAAATTGGTGATTGCATTCATGTCAGTCGCCCCCTTAGCGCTTCACGATGCGGCACAGGCCGTCGGTGACAGTTTCGTCCGCGATCCAACCGGTCGCGATGTGAGTTGCGTCGGCCGCCGTGGCGCCGATCAGGTCAGCCGCGCCGCCGCCAGTGCCGACAGTCAGGGCCGCGCCATCGGTGACTGCGCCCTTGACGTTCACGAAGATCGCGCCCGAGGTCATGATCGCCACGTTGTCATACTGCTGATATTCGTCGGCATCCTGGCCGGCGATCAGTGCCTGACCCGAGTTCGCGATTGCGAAGCCGAGGAAGGTTGCAAGCGTGCCGACAGTGCCGGTGCAGCCATGATCGCCGCTGCCGCGATAGACAGGTGCGCCGAAAGCGATGCCGCCCGAATCCTCGCAGGTGCGGGTGATGCGGTTCGACGTTTCGCCGTTCGCAACCATGCCCGCATAGCCCTTGGCGACGGTATCGGTATAGGTGGTCTGAAGTTCAGCCATTTATCGTCTCCTCAGGCGAACTGCGCGCTGCGAACGAAGTCGCGAACGCTGGCGTTGTCGTTGGTGGTCGTGCGCGGCGCCGTGATCGACTGGACCGTCGTCGGTTTGCCGTCGGTCAGGCCATCGAAGCGGGCCTCGACATAATCATCGGACTTGTCGGCAACCGCCTCGTCGCCCTTGATGATGCGCACCGTCTCGCGGCGAACGTCAGCAACGGTCTTGCCTGCGAAGTCGGGCGCCTTGTCGCCGAGCAGTTCCTTCGCGCGGGTGACGACCTGCGCCTTGGCATCGGCGAGCTTGTCGATGGCGGCCTGATCGACCACCTTCGTCTTGAGTTCGTCGATTTCGGAATCCTTCGCGGCCAGCGCCTTGTCATGGGCGGTGGTGGCGTCGCTGAGGGCCGTCTGCGCGTCCGTCAGCTTCTTGTTGAGAGCATCGACTGCGATCCGAACGGCCTCACCGTTCGTCGCATCGACTTCGGCATCGCCGATCTTGATCTTCATGGTCGGTTTCTCCTGGGGCGGACGTTCATCGCTGATCTTGAGCTCCGGCCCGCCCCGAGCGGCCCGAACTGCGGCGATATGGTTGATGCGGATTTCGCGCTGCACGGCGTCGTAGGCCTGCCCATCAGGCGTGGTGCCGGGCGTCCAGTCGAGCGAGCAGGAATAGCCCATGCTGAGCTGCTTGTGGGTCGTGCGGACCTTTTCGACAGCCGACGCATCGCGGACGATGACAGGGACGCGGACGAAACCGCCGTCGCGCACGACATCGCCGTTGACCTCGCCCACGCCAAGGTCGCGCCAGTTCTGCGCATCGACGGGCTGGGCGGGGTGATCGATCGTGAAGGGCGCCGCAGCAAAGCTAGCCATGCTGTCGCGCGAGAAAACTTCGCTTTCGGGGCGATAGACGCGCACCATGTTGCCGGTGAAATTGGCCGGCGCATCGGTTTCGCTGCGGAGATAGGTCTGGATACCGACGCGGGCGGCTTTCACGTCCGCCACGAGGCAACCGTCAGCGCAAATGCGGGCGGTCGTGGTCGCGTCGAGGGTGTCGGTAAGTTGCACCATGCCCGCTTGGGTATTGCGGGCCGGGTTTAGGCGTTACCGCCGTCAGGTTAGGTGGTTATCATACTCGCGGCCGACGGCGCCCCAAAGATCATCTCGGCTTTGATGATCGTGCAATGAAACGGGCTTTCTCCATCCGCAAATACATCCGGCCATGATTTGGTCGGCGATCGGCTGCGGCTCATGTCGCGGGTGGTGATCGACCTTCTTGTCGTCGAAATAGAGTGCCGTCACGCCACAGACTGCTCCCATAGCGATGGCTGGGATTTGAATTTTCATCACCCCTCCCCCAGCGCGGCATCGATCAGATACCCAACCCCGAACTTTCGGCCATCATCGGTCGTGCCGATGAAGTCGATGCGATCAGGATGGCGAATCTCTTCCCAATTGCGGTCGCTGACGTTGTGCTGATCGGCAAAGCGGCTCATGCTGAGCAAGGCGGCTTCGCGGCGTTGTTGCTCGCTCATGGCTTAACCTTTCCTGCTTGGATCATGCGCTCCCAGCATGAAGTGGGGCCTGACCAGCCGTCGCAATCCTCGCTGTTGTAGCCAGCATCGATCATTGCATCTGTCGGCTCAACTGGGACGATGGCAAAGCCCCGAATATCGAGGCTAGTCATGACCTCTTCGGCAAGCCACCTGCTACGCACCTCCCGAATGTAGCCTTGTGACGCATCAACCATAGGGATGTCATCGATGCGAAGCTCAATCGCCCGCGCTATGGTTTCTATGATGGTGGGGTTGGTCACGATGCATGTTCCTTGAGCCACAATTGAATTTGGCGCAGAGTGTCCGCATTGACCGGCCCCTCCTTCCCGGCAGCTTGAAACCCGCAAATCCACTGGCGAATACGGCCTAGATGTTCGTAAAAATGGGGCGGCGCCTTTACGCGCTCACATGACTTTTTCTCGCTCATTCCGGCTTCTCCGATAGGGCTGCGTCGATCATGGCTTGCCAAACCATATCGATGTCACCGGCATATCCATGCGCGCGGATCACGCGATCACTCACCATCCCCTCGCTCGGCTCGCGGATCGCGAGCAGGACAGCGCGGGCCTGATCTAAATAGATAGGCCGCTCCTTTTCCATCTCGATCCGCCATAGTGCGGTTGGTTGAGCATCCCAAAGCTCGGCGCGTTTGCCACTGGCAATCCACAGCGCCCGCGCCGCGCGTTCGAGGGCGGTCATGCCCACCACCAATTTTCCGAGTGATGCTCCCATGCATCGGCCGTCTTGTTGAAGCCAGCCGACCGTAGCGCCTCGATCAGAACCCTGTCGGCTCTGTCGTGGTCCGCTTCCTGATCGCCAGTATTGGTGATACGCGCGGCAAAGGCTTCATCTTTGCGCGCAAGTTCGGTATCGGAATTTTCAGCCATTCGATCCTCCATTGATCGTCTCGGTCAGGGTCGGCGGTGTTGGCTCACCGTCGGCCCGCAACGATAGCAGAATCGCGCGAAAATCCTAGCGTTATTCGTCGCTGAAATCGAGATATGCGCGTGTCCTGCAGCCGCAAAAAGGTGGCTGACTTGCCCAATTGCCGGGCGCGACAGTTATCTCGCCGTCGACCGACTTTTTCGTATCGAGCCAGAATAGCTTGCCATCCCACGAAAGGTGGTCGGCGCGTGGATGCAGCTTCGCACTATGCACCCAAACCACCTTTTCAATTCCAGCCTGACGCTGACGTTCTTCGGCCAGCGTTCCCGCCGCCTTGCTCAATTGATCGCTTGCCACGCGGATTGCCCGGTCCCGGCCCATGCCGATCGCGTTGCTGATTTCCTTGGCGACATCGCGCGCGGGCATCCGATTGGTGAGGCCGCGAAAAACGCTGTCCGAGATGCGCGACTGAATTTGAGCGCTCACATCCTTCACCAGCGCGACGTTGCGGGCGATGATCGCTTCCAGTGGCTCGGCCACGTCAGCCGGCCCCAATCGCGTCGTCAGGTCCACACTCGTTGCCGAGAAAACCTGTCGCGTCCATTTTCGGCGCACAATAGCCTCGATACGCAGCGCCCAATTCCGCAGGCTCGGCGTCAACGTCAGCACCAGCCGGTCGAACGTCGATGCGGCCCGGTCGATCTCGCCCTGCACATCGGCGGGGGCGTCGGTCGTCATCGCGGCAAGGGTGCGCTCATATTCCTGGGCGATCTGCGCAGCCGCAGCGGTCCAAAGGTCGATGACGGGCTTGTAGCAGGCGAGGTAGAGGTTCGTCGCCTCGGTCGTGGGCGCGGTGATCTCGCGCAGGGTGATCGAGCGGCGGCGGATATTGCGGGCGCGATGGGCTTCATGGGCGAGGTTGTAGCGCATCACGCCTCCTCGATTTTCGACTTCCAATCCTCGTCGAGCGGCTGGAAAATCTCCGGCCCGAAATGAAGCTCGCCATCGAACGGCACGATCTTCGACAGGTCCAGATTGTCCGGCGCCGAATAGGTGATGGTGACGTGCGGCAGATATTCCTCGTAATCGTGGCTGGCCCCGGCGCGCACCATGTCCTCATGCCGCGATACGAGTGACCACGACGCAAATTGCAGGACGACAGCGCCCTCGCCGAAGCGTTCGAGCGCACGAGGTCCGCCGCGCTTGACGATCAGGTCGCCATTGGGTTCGCTGCCCCATGCCTCGCCCATCTTCATCGGGTCGACGGGCTGCTTCGAGTATAGCACCGTGACGTGCATATCGGATTCTGCCAGCGTCGATGCAAAGCCGTTCTTCTTCGCCCATGCAGCCAGCGCTTTTGCCGAGGCTGGCAGAAGATCGCGGCGCACATAGAGCGGACGCGGCGTGGCGTCGATGGCCCACGCATCCTGAGCACGGGCGGCGGGACTCCCAGCCCCGCCATTCCCGGCTAGACTTGGATCGCCTCCTTTCTGCGTTAGCGCCGACGGATCGAGCATGTTCGGATCGGGCTGCGGCGTGCCACCATAGCGCAGCGCCTCCGGGATCTTGTCGAGCGCATTGTCGAGCCCCGGCGCCCACCCACCTTCGATCATGCCATTCTGATAGGCCTCGTTATAGGCCTCGTCGGGAATCGCGCCCGACATGCCGACCTTTTCCATCGCGTCGGCCCAAATCTTGAAGCGGTCGGTTTCTTCCTTCTCCGTCGGGATCGACAAGGGGGAAAATTGCCACCACACCGAGGCTGGACGCGAGCCGAGCGCCGACGGGATCAGCGCGGCGTCGATCTCGTCGAGGCAAGGCTTGGTTTCGAGCGCCTGCCCCGTCTCGACCATCTTGTTCCAGTCGCGCTCATCCCCCTCGCCCGTCGCGTTCAGCCCCTTCGCCGACGTTCCCCACAGCCGCGTGACAGGAATGTCGGATGCGGCCGAGAAGGCTTCGGCATAGACGCGGATGATGTCGGGGATGCCCTGCCATGTGACTTGATGCCGGTCGATCTTCTCCGCGTCCTTGCCGTCGCCAGAGCCGAGGTCGTAGAGCTTGCCGTTGAAGATCGAGGAGCCCTGGATCATGAGTGACAGGCGGCGCATGAGCTGCGCCTCGCCTTCCGTCGTCGCCACGATGTCGAGCAGCTTGGAAATGCCCACGTCGATCGTCAGCGCATCCTTGATGATGGCCGAGAAGGTCGCGAGGGCTTCGTCGAGGTTCTGCGCCGGCTCAAGCAGAGACGGAACGCGCCCCCGCCCCCAGAAGCGCTCCTCGTAGCTGCCACGAAAGACCGACGGCAGAGGCTCGGC